ACCGTTATCCTAAGAGTCATGGGATGTACTATGTGGGCATTAGTGACCTCACTCCACTGCTCTTTCGCACACCAAGGTATGTCGTAATCGACAGCGTTGGCTTGATTGGCCATAATGAGAACAGGGTTGTTCTGCATATACTGTCTGCTCTGAGCATTGGTACTGTTGTGATAAAGGTATGAATTGTTAACTGTGGAGGAAATGACAAGCGCCCCGTAATGCCAGGGGGTCGCATTGACACGGACCGTCACTCGAACAGCCTTACACCTAAAGTAGGCGTAATAGGCTATGTGTTCGGCGATATTTGGTATCGCCAGCAGCGTCGCAAAGATATCAACATTTGCGAAGCCTGAGAGATTGGTTCCCACGGAACTACTGGTCCATGTGACTACATCAATGAGGTAAGACCGTGAGAGAGCCACACGAAGATCCTCATTTGGGAAGGGGTTCTGAGCAACCCACAATTGGTCAGGGGTAACCCCAAGTTGGACATTTTCAGTATGGATCTCAGAATCCATATATGTTGTATTATGTGTCGTTGTTGTGTCAACTGTAGACACAGAGCGTAAGGTTTGTCCTTCACCTTCTTTCTCTGAACCGACAATAATTTTGGCTAGTGGGGCTGAAGAACTACTACTATTGGTTGTGTTCATCATATTTGTAAACCCCAAGCTATTAAAGTCCGCATGGGGGGACTCTCAAATTTTATCACGTTTTCCTACTAAACCCCCAGGACGGGTAGGTTTCTTAGGAGGACGAATCTCTCATGTCGGTGGAAAATGTGGACATCCAAAATGGGTGCTCCAACCTTATCAAGGAATTATTGGAACACCGAGCGAATTCACACATATGAAACCACCATCCCATCGGAGACCCTACCCTACTTTCTCATCGCTCGCCCAGAGGGAGAGATGTCGCCAAACATCATCTCCCAGATCATCTCTAATCAAGGGCACCCCATATAGAACATGGGTAGTTATTTCATCTCAAGGGACACATAAAGAAATAGGTGACTTGTCACTACTCCATCGCTGGTATAGATTTCTCGCGTTGGCCTTCATTAAAGGACTTATCAACTCCCGTTGTCTACGGAGTATGTCAACTAGAACATGCCTTCATGTGTTTACTGTGGTAGTCAGTGGGGACACACCCACTGTGGGCATCGAAGCCCACAAGGCCCCGCACATCTTCGGATTATATCACAACCCACACCGTATACAACCCGGCGAAATCACCGGACGTTAAATCGGAAAATAGGGATTCCTCCATAGAACCCTAATAAAGGGAAACCGCGCAGTGGTGTGAAACTTGAAAACTAAACCAGTTGAACGGACTTCAACAAGGGCAAAGAAAACTAAACTATAAGATCAAACATAAAGGACCAGAACAGGAGACGGAATTCAAGGGGATCTCGGGCCCCTACATGGCTCACATCCTGTCAAAGATGTCACGCATGCACTTGTCATACGTCATGTCAATGGGTGGAAGGTGCTGAGAGAAAAGGCACCGGTTCACAGTCAGCTTCCATTGATCAAACATCCGGCGCCCGTGTGGGAACATCTCCTTAAGGGACGCCTCACAAACTTGACGGAACATCAGCCCATAGAGAGAAGGGTTCTTAGTCTTGACCCATAAGGCTATCTCCTTCACCGTGTCAATGGACAAGGCACCCAGAACTAGACGTCCAGGTCCAACCTTTTGAAAAGAGCGACTAAGAAAGTGGCATTTCGCAAGGTCTTGGTAAGGTTCAACGGCCTTAACTTTAGTATCTAAGACCCAGGTCATCCCGAACAATCGGTGTGCAACTTCAGCTCGCGTGACCTGATTGAAACTATCAGCACCCCTGACAACACTCAGGACGTCATCACCATAGAAAGCCGCACGGACACAATCTCCGTACCGTAACTCAGGGCATAACTCACGGAAGATCGCCACGTCCATAAGCTTGTTGCACCCGCCGTTCTCGTCCGCGGTGTCAAAGATGCCGGTGCATATCCCCCCACACCTCGCATACAAGAGGTTGCGGATGATGTGATAGTGCACAAGCGAAACCTTGCCTCCACAAGCCCTCCGAGCCCCCCACTCGTCATCCGGAAAGTGCATGGAATACCACATATTCTTGACCTCCCCATAAACCAATCGGACCTCCCAAGGGAGAGACAAATCCCATGAGACCGCGTCAACACATATGGCGTTTGACCCAAAACCCTTGAGCCAGTTGAACAGAAAGTTGAAGTCCATTCCACCAGCATCAATGCCAACCTGTGAGCCACCAAACGGTTTCATGCGTCGGACGGCATCAAGGTATGAGCCAAACAGTTTACGCATCACTATAAGGTTCCGAACATCGTCAGTGGAAACGATGCGAAACTTCCTCTCCTGGGCGAATGAATATCGCTCATCCTTCTGGGCATCAACTACGACCATCGCGGGAACCACTCCCCTATCGAGATCATCCTCCATTTCAGCAATGTCTCTCAGAGCTTGAGGGGAAGCTCGGATCA